ATGAAATCAATTCGTTTTTTGTCCCTGATGTTCCTGCTGGGTTTGCTGGCAGTGAAGGGATATGCAACCGACCAGCCGGTCAAAAAAGAGATTACCGTAAAGGGTGTGGTGACCGATGGTGTTAATTTCACCCAAACAGATGAAAAAGGACGTTGATTTGAGGTGATATTCTGTTGATATAAGGATAGAAAAATAAAGAGAGAGAAACCAATTTCGTTTCTCTCTCTTTATTTCTGCACGGGAGGAGAGGCTCGAAGTACAACGACGTTGTGCCTGTTCCTTATGCTTATTGACTGTTAACATCTTACTATTTCTACCTTGGTTAAATGAATATTATTCTGTGTCCGAAATATGTCCGACATTGAATGTTTATTTATTATTTAAAGTATCTGATACAAAGTTTAATACCGTGGACACTTTATTTGGTTATCGTTAAACCTGACCCACTTGCATCGGCACATCCAGCAGATATGTCCTGATGGGCAACTATTTTTTTCATCTCAGCAATTTGTCCTTCAAGGCGTCCAAGTTCACGATTTAATTCTTCATTTCTTATTTTTAATTCTTTATTTTCTTCTTTTAAATGCTGAAAAAGGGCATCTGTAGGTTCAGGAGTTATGAACTTTTCTCCTTTTCCAGTGATAAGCCACATAATATTGACTTGAGGATATGTGATTAATATATCATTCAAAACTCTTGAGGTTATATCATTATTTAAACTTGTCACATAGGTTGATGTACGACCTATGCTGATGGAAAATTCACGGCGTGATAGCTCTAATGCCTCACAGAGAGCAATTAATCTATCTCGAACAGCTGATGACTTTTGTTCTGTATCCATAATAAAAGTTAATTGAATGATATATAGTTCATATTTTGTTTGTTTTTAAACTATATATCATTCATATTTGCATTGTATTTTAAATCACACGAAACAAATGTACAAAGAAATCGAAACCCCTGCAATAGCGAAAAAACGCTATTACTTTAAAAAAGGCTATCGGCAAGTGACTATAGCTCAGAAAGATGAAGTTCGCAAGAATTTGATGTCTGCATTAAACATCACGCGTTACACCTATTTCTCGCATTTGCTTAATAATGGTATTGTGGATATTACCATGTCTAAGTATGAAGTTATCACCCATATTCTTCAGAAATATGGAGTGACTGATATTTGGGATATTGTTCCTGAAGATCAAAAAATATGATGATATGGCTGCATTATCAGAACGGGAAGTACAGATTGCGGAGCGTATAGCTTGGGGTGCTTCCCAAAAAGAAGTTGCTGATGATCTTGGTATTTCCCGCTATACAGTAGATAATATTCTTCGTAAGATATATCAGAAACTTCATATTGGCAAGATAAACGAACTGTCTGCATGGTGGTTCTGCACACATTTCAATATCAGCTTTGAACTATCACCTTTAAAGCGTGCCATTGGTGCGGTGGCTCTGGTCGTTTTGATAATTTTCAACGATTTTATCTCAGGAGATTACTATTGCCGTAGTCGAGGGCGCAGAGAAAAAACAGAGGTGTCGGTTCGCTTGAAGGAAGTTTAACTTATTTGTCTAATATATAATTAAAATGATTATGGGAGAAAAGATTTTTCTTTTAGCTCTTAAAAAGAGTAGCAAGCATGAAGGTACTACTTATTGTATAGGAGTATATAAACTGGGAACTCCAAGTATGGAGTTTGTTTTAGGTGAAACTGACAATGACCGGGATTATAGAGCAGGTGATGAAGTTTCATATATTTATAATGCAGATTATACAGACAATTTACAGAGCGCTTTAAATTGGCTGAATAACATTAAATAGATGGTTTGAAACAATAAAAACTAACTAATATGAAATTGACAAAGGAAGAAGATCAAGTAATCTGCAAGTTTTTAAAGATCGTAGCAGAAGAAGGTGGTAAGGAGATGTTAAAATTGATGCAGTTTGTTCTTATGAAATTATCTGAAGAAGCCATTCAGATGAATGCTGCTGAAGTTGTTTTAAGCCAGGTTCTAAATTATAAAGGTGAGAAATACAATACGCGTATGGTTATCCAGTATTCCAAAGTGGGTGAAAAAACATTGGAAGAACGTGCATACGAAATTGCTGACCGTATGCTCTTATCAGGATCAGGAAATTGTGATCTTCGGGAAGAGCTGAAGAAAGCTGTATTAGCTGGGTATAATTTATATAATGAGGATTTCGATGACGAAGAGTAATTCAATACAAATTAGAAAGGAACATTTATGGCATTTTTAGCAGTAAACAGAAATGGGGAGGAATTAGTATTTAATGATCTCCCTACTTATGACAGAGTAGAAGATACATGGAAGGTTAATTGTACAAGAGAGGAACTTGTTTATGATGATCCGCATGATTTTTCAGCTGGGCATCATTGTGAAGAAGTAGATGATAGCGACTATGGTATCACACTACCTAAAGGTACAATTGAGAAAATTATAGGTGATCAGTTGTCATTTGCAGACGATCCGGTAGAAATATGCTAATAACAATAAAGTATGGAATATAAACACTATAAAATAACAATTAAAGAGGCTAGATTGGAAAAGCCAATTGAAACTGAATATCATGGAATTATCGACAATAAAGGGCTTATTGCTTATTATGGATTGAATAATTCTGATGTAGAATGGTATGAAATAGATGAAATTGTCGAATGAATCAAAACAAGAAAGAAAGGAATATTATGGGAGAAATAGCAGATAGTTTGATAAACGGTGAATTTGATTGTGTCACTGGTGAGTATTTAGGCGAAGAAGTTGGTTATCCAAGAACGCACGCTAATGGCAGGCGTGAATATGTGCCACCCGTTCAAAAGAAACCATCCAGTAAGGCTAATGTCTGTATTACCAATATGTGTAAAGACAGAGGCTTTGATAATCACGAAAAAACAGAATTAGTTAGTAAATTCTTGCATAGCAAAGGATATAAGCAACTACCTAATATGTCCAGTCAGTACAAAATCATCCATAGCCAATACAAGAATGACTTTAGAAAGTTTTTAATTGAACAGGTTAATTCAAAATAAAAGTAGAAATGAGCAAAAATTTAGATATACCAGGAACGTATTACCTTGTGTCTTCTGACTTGAAAATAATCAATAAGAATACAGGTAAAGAAAATAAAAGTTGTAATGTGTCTGTATTAATGAATGGGGTCCGGCATACGATAAAGAGAAATCGTCTTATTTATGCGGCGAAAAATAAGATAAACCCATTGTCTATTCCTAAAGGGATTATAATTAATAAATCTGGAGAGGGAATAGATAGATATGAGTTTTATAAAAAGCACAAGAGAGGGAGTATTATATGCAAATATCCAGTTGATATTAAAGAGTTTAGAAAATTAATTGATTGTTTGGAAAAGGGTACTCCTCCAACATTTATGTTTGATTATCTGAAAGAAATAGAAAGCTACTGTAAATATCAATTAGAGAGATCCGATGAAGAGGCGTATGAATTAGCGGTAAATGCTATCAGCTTAACCATTGATAACGCAACCAATGGGCTATTTCCACGCTCTATAATAGGATATATACAAGGCGCTGCAAAAAAATTGCTTGCGGCAAAAATACGCTATAATAAAATTTTCCTTAACCCACTATGTAAGCAACATGAATAAGTATGATTTGTTTGATCTATTCAATATAGAAGACTTAAGAGACCTTCCAGATGCCGTAATGCGTATTCTTGACGGTCCTATAGATGTGCGTAATGATATCTATCATGAACTGATCCGTATGAATGGAAACGATATGTCTCACGACTGGTTTCAGGAGTTATATGAAAATGAATTGTCAGAGCGAAAACAGAAGAAACAGGATTTCACTCCTAATGCTCTTGGTGTTCTTTGCTCTGAACTAACCAGTCAGACTGGCTCAATTCATGAACCAACCGCTGGCAATGGCTCAATGATAATTGCTGATTGGTGGAGACGTTGCATCAAAAAAAATCCGTGGGAACATTTCCCCTCTCAGAATATGGTAACATGTTGGGAGTTGTCTGTACGTTCGATCCCTATTCTGCTTCTTAACTTGTCAATTCGTGGTATGATGGGCTATGTTTATCATGGTGATATTTTGACTAAAGAAATAAAACAAAAGTATATTCTTCTCAATCGAAAGGATGATGCCCTTGCTTTTTCGGAGATAATAAAAGATATGGAGAACAAGCTAATAATAAAAAAAGAAAATACATTATGACGATTCAAGAAATATACGATAGATGGCTCCCAGTGAAACGCAAGTTGGTAAAGGAAAGTACATGTTCTGCTTATGTCTTTCAGTTTACGAAAAAAATTCTTCCTATATATGGAGATAAAGAACCGGAATATGTCACTAATGACGAAATGCAGAGATTCATGCTATCGTTGATTGAGGAAGGGCTATCTGTAAAAACAGCTAAAGACATATTCATATCTTTCAAAATGCTTCTTTATTATGCTATGGAACGATTTGGTATAAAATATGTCAAGTATCGTGTTCAGTTTCCTACTGCCAATATGGAAGGACCTAAAGACCTGGAAGTATATACAGAGGCTGAGCAAAGAAAAATTATTTCATACATAGTAGATAACCCAAAATCCAAACGGCTTGGCATTCTAATTGGATTGTGTACAGGTATGAGGATTGGTGAAATTTGCGGGCTGAGGTGGGATAATATAGATGTTGATAACAAATGTATCCATGTAACTCATACTATTGAACGAATTATGGATATTGACACCCGTAAGACCAAGGTTATAGAATCTACTCCCAAGACTATAGAAAGTCGCCGTGATATTCCGATGGGCCGTGATTTACTCGGTATATTGAAAAAATTCAAGGCTTGCTATAATGATAGTTTTTATGTCACTACTGGAGATGAGAAGTTTTGTGAGCCAAGGGTGTACCGAAACTATTACAGGCATCTCGTTTTGAATGAAGTTGGATTGGACAGGTGTATTAAGTTCCACGGTCTAAGGCATTCATTCGCCACACGCATGATTGCATCCAAAGCCGACATGAAGACAACGAGTCGTATCTTAGGACATTCAGATGTATCTACGACTATGAATCTATATGTTCATCCATCAATGGATGATAAACTGGATGCGGTAAATAAGTCCATGAAAAACTTATTCAAATAACTCAAAACGAATTTAAATATGAAGATGGATTGGGGAGGGATTAGCTGTGCACTTATCTGTGCAATACCTATTGTGGCCATTATCTGTGATGCAGTAAAGAAAGTGTTTGAGATGAAGTATAAAAAAAAATGATAATGAATTATGAAATACATTGTGAATCGGGCTGAATTGTTTGACTCTTCTGATAAGAAGACAGTCATAAAGAATATGAATGAGCCGACTAATGACATAGAGGTCTTTAGGGAAGAAATTTGTGAAAAGTATAGTTGTGAGCGTGCATTGTTAATGTACACTCAGGTGAAGTAATATAAAAAGTATAGCTATGATAACCTTAAACAAGCTTGCAGTTAAATGTTTGAGAACTGCGATCAAAAGAGGGAAAATCGGCAAACATAGTTCAGCAAAAGCGATTATTGTCGCTATATCAGCTGAGTGGCGTGAGTTGTGTAATGCCTCTGAGTATCGTAGTATGCATATTCCTAAATACTCAGAACAAGAGGAAGAAGCTGCCGATGTCATAATCGCTTCGTTGACATATCTTCAAAAAATAGGTTGTAAAGACATAGAACAGCTTATAAAGGACAAGATAAATTTTAACGCCAAGCGAGAGGATTAAGGTTGTTATACTGACTATGGTGATGTTGATTTTGTGTTGTTGAAAAAATAGTTAGTTATGACAGAGATTATTTCTATTGCCCTCCTGGACTTTAACAAGGGGCAACTTGCCGGGCTTCCAAAGAATCCGCGGTTTTTCCGGGATTATCGCTATGAAGCGATGAAGAAAAGTATTTCTGATTGTCCGGAAATGCTTGAATTACGTGAGTTGATTGTCTTTCCGTATTCGGATGGCAGGTACATTGTTGTTTGTGGTAATTTACGGCTCCGGGCCTGCAAGGAACTTGGCTATACCGAGCTGCCTTGTAAAGTCTTGGAACCGATTACTCCAGTCAGTAAATTACGCGAATATTCCGCTAAAGACAATATCAATTTCGGTGAGAATGATTTGGATATTCTGCAAAATGAGTGGGACAGGGCAGAGTTGCAGGACTGGGGTATGGAGTTTGCGCCGGAAAAGACTGAGGATGAATTCAAGGAACGCTTTGAAGCCATTACAGATGATACCGCTGTTTATCCTCTTATCCCCAAGTACGATGAAAAACATGAGCTCTTCATTATTATATCAAGTAATGAGGTCGATAGTAATTGGCTGCGTGAAAGGTTGAACATGCAGCGCATGAAATCGTATAAGACCGGGAAAGTGAGTAAAAGTAATGTTATTGATATTAAAGACGTTCGCCATGTCCTGCAAGATAGTAATACCAAGTCATAAGCGCCATGACCGGGTGTTCGCTAAAAAACTGGTGAATGATCCAATAATCTGTGTTGCAGAGAGCCAGGCAGATTTGTACCGGCAGTTTAATCCGGACTGTGAAATAGTAACTCATCCTGATGATGTGGTAGGTCTTATTCCCAAACGTAATTGGATGGCAAAGCATTTCAGAGAGTTATTTATGCTTGATGATGATGTACATGCTTGTAAAGCAATATATGCCGAAAAGGGTGAGCCTTGCCGTGTAAAGGATAGGGACTTAATAACTCATATCATATTGTCTTTACATGATATAGCCAAGCTAATGGATGTGCATCTGTTTGGTTTTACTTCCCGTATATCTCCTGTGATGTATGATGAGACTGGATTCCTTTCTCTCTCAAAAATGATAACCGGTTGTTCCTATGGTGTTATCTACAACAAAAATACATGGTGGAATGAGGAAATAAGGCTTAAGGAAGACTTTTGGATAAGCTGCTATATGAAGTATAAGGAGCGCCGGATATTGACGGACCTGCGCTATAATTTTGAGCAGAAGAACACATTTGTCAATGCCGGTGGTTTGGCTTCCATTCGCAATCAGGAAGAAGAGCGTAGATCTATCCTTTTCATCAAAAAGAATTTTGGTGATAGTATCTTGTTGAAGAGTGCTACTAATAACGGGAAGGATAAGACAAAGCAGCTTGTAGAGTACAATATTTCCTGCAAATTCAAATTCTAACAGTCTGTAAAAAAGGCGTTTAAATGGCGCTCATTCTGATTGCTATTTCCGTCAATTATGATTAATTTTACTGATGTAATAAACTAAAAGTCAAATAATTAAATTGAAATTATGATTATTAGAACAGTTGGAGGATATGATTTCTATGAGGTGAGTTCTGCCATGCAAAAAGCCATCAGGCGAGCTGATACTGGTGTTGCCGGCTTTTTTGCCTTGGAGCTGTGGGCGAGTGGATATAGGGATTATGTTTGGAAAAGATTATTCACCATCAGTGCTGAGGATTGCTTCGGTATCATAACCAAAGAGATTGAGGCTTTATGGCAAGGGCATGAGCTCGTCAATAAAAAGGCTCCTCAGCCGAAAGGACGCATCTTTGTCAGTAAAGCTGTGATTATCCTCTGTGAGTGTAGGAAGTGCCGGGATGCAGATCATCTGCAAAACTTCATTTACGATAGGAGAGAAGTTGACATTGAAAAGTGGATAGAAGACGTGAGGCGATATCCCATTTCTATTCCTGCCTATACCTATGATGTACATACAAGGGTAGGGAAGAAGCAAGGTCGGACAAAGGCAGAGTTTTTCCAACAGGAATTTAATGCTTTAACTCCCCGGGAGCCTGGATTATTTGATGATTTTCCGTCAAAGAAATAGTTGCGAGCCCACAGTGTAATAGCTGTGGGCTTTTTATATAAGTCAAACCAATAAACCAAAGAATTATGAACAGAAAAGAAAGACAAGAGGCGAGAGCCAACAGGTACAGAGAACTTGCAGAAAAAGCTAACAAACAGTCGAACGAGGCTTCTAAGCTAAGTCACAGCATGGTAGAACACATTCCTTTGGATATAATCATTCTTTAAGAATATGGTATATCTCCTTCTCAATATATAATTGAGAAGGATAATAATTTCTGTCTTTTAATTGTTTTTTTAATTTTTTGCTAACCAATATTAGGTATTTTCCAATATCAAGAGATTCTTGATATTCAAGAAATAAAGATTTTGATACTTGTTTCAAATTAGTCGATTCAAATAACTTTAGTAAAGAATCTTTAAAGAAAGATCTTTGATTTGTTCCAATTTGAATGAGAAAAAATATTATTACTGAAGGGGTATTACTAAAATCAGGTTTTTCATCTATTAGCCGAGTTAAAAATATTTTCCAGAATTCAGGATCATATTCTGAAAATGATTTGTTGAATTCTATAAAATAGGAATCTGAACAAGATGACAGACTAATTGTTATTGCTATTTCATTTGGTAATTTATTTATAATTGAGCTCGATGGAATTTGTGATAGGCTGCATATGTATTTTGCAGTTAAAAATTCTTGTAGTGATTTATGGGAGAATTGATATAGGTTTTGACTTGTTTGTACAAAAATGCCCGTATGACTTTCAATTTCTCTTACAATTTTGGTCGCTTGGGATTTTGGTAAATTATGGGTAGTATGAATCTGTTTATAGCATTTTCGAATATCATCTGAACTAAAAACATTTATATTCATTTGATAACTTAAAAGATAAGATAGATGGGCAAGAAATTCTTTCTTTTTTTCGATATAAAAATCAGCATATTCAGATGGCCTTATTATTGCTCTTTCTTGATCCCAGCGTTCAAGTAATAATTCAATAATAAAATCATAGACATAGCGTGGTTTAGATGGAATTGCCCTTTTACGTTCGTAAATAGCACATAAATGAGAGAGCGTTAATGGACGCATTGCTGTATCATAAAATGGAGATAGTTTAATTTGTCTGAGAAAATTGGCTACATCTTCTTTTTTTGTAATCCATTTGCTTATTATCGTTTTTATTTGTTCATCGTTTAATGGGCAAATCTCAAACATATCAGTTTGGGATAATCGCATCGAGAAATCATTGGTTCTTGATGTTAGGATAAATTTGGATTTATTTAAAGCTGTAGATAATTCGTAAAAATCTCTCTCGATATTTTTTTTCACTGAAAGATTGGGAATTTCATCAAAACCATCAGCAATGAGTAATATGCTACAATCTTCTAGAAATGCAATGATTGTTTGTTTCATCATTTGCTCATACTTTTCTCCAAAATCTTCATGATATTTCTTTTTTCTTGGAAAGTTAAAATGTATCCCTAAAGTATCTGATAGAATTTTAAATAATCCAAAGTTGTTTTTTATAAGTTTATCATAGTCTAATTCCCTAAAACGGATCATTATCGGACAAGAAAAATTGTAATCCTTCTTAATATTAGAAAAATTTAAATATACCTTTTTTAATAAAGTAGTTTTTCCTGCTCCAGCACCTCCATATATAATTTTATTTTTTTCCCAATTTCTAGCGAAATTTTTAGAACTTATTTTTTGAGTTTGCTCTTCCAAATCAAAACGATACTTAAGTGGTGATAAATATAAATCAATATCTACAAATATTTTTTGTAAGGATTTTGATGTAATTGCGTGTGAGAAAGTAACTTCATTTGACCAATTGGAAGAGGTCCTTAAATTGTATGAAATAGATTTCAATACTTCAGTTTCAGAAATTTCTAAATTTAATAAATTGACAAAATATTCGTAATCAGTATGGTTGTATTTAGTCTTAGCTTGGGCTACTAGTTTTTTATGATACTTGTCGTATATATTAATTATCTTACTTATCCCTCTATTAACAAGAGCCTCAACCGTCTTCTCGATTATTATTTTATTTGGGTCAATATAATCTTCCATAATAAAACATGATTAGTTGCTAATTATCGTAATATATAGAATTTATGAGTAATATGTATATTTTTCTGTTTCCATTTCAAAATTAGAAAATAAAAATTAATGTTCCAAGCTAATATCGATATAATTTTTTATCAGTAGTCACTCTAATCCGCTCGAATGAACAATATTTTAAATTGCAATAGTTTATATAGATTAATGAAGATGATTGTAACCGGCAGTGCAGGCTTTATAGGTAAAGCGCTCTGCCAAGAATTGAGAAAACGTGCTGTTGAAGTAATCGAAATTGACCGTATGACCGGGCAAGAGGCATCCACCATTGGCGAGTACTTGAAAGATAGAGATGTAATGTGCGTCTTCCATCTGGCAGCGCAAACCAGCGTATTCAATGATGATTTGGCGCAGATCCGGAAAGATAACATTGATACTTTTATGATAGTCGCTGATGAGTGTGAGCGATATCATGTGAAACTTGTATATGCAAGCTCTTCGACAGCTAACCCGTGTAACACCACTTCAATGTACGGGATAAGCAAGCATTTCGATGAGCAATACGCATCCATCTACTGTAAGAATGCAACTGGTGTTCGGCTTCATAATGTGTATGGTCCGAACCCTCGTAATAGAACTCTTCTCTGGTATCTCTTGAATCGGGATAAAGTGGAGCTGTACAATTACGGCCAGAACATCCGTTGCTTTACTTACATAGATGATGTGATTGAAGGGCTTATCTATGCCGTTGGTTGCAATAAGCCTTTGATTAACATAGCGAATGTCGAACCGGTTACAGTATTGCATTTTGCCAATCTTGTAAAATACTACAAAAACATTGATATTGAGCTTGTTGGAGAAAAACGCGAATTTGACAATTTGGAGCAACAGGTGAATCAGGGTATCTATTTAGTACCTTTGTCCTATATGCCAGTTGAGAGGGGCATAGAAAAGGTGTTCGCCAGGCGGAGAAAGGAAGATCCTCAAAAAAATGCGGAGGCGGAGAAATAGAAAAGTTCTGTAAATGAAAAGCCTTTCATAATTATTCCTACAGGTTGAGTAGCTTTGATTAGTTCTCTCTCTGTAGGAATTTATAATATGTGTAGCTATGAGTGAAGAGAAAGCATTAACATTGAAACAAGAGAAGTTCTGTCATTATTACGTTGACACAGACGGCAATGCAAGTGAGGCGTATCGTATGGCTTATGATACTTTGAACATGAAACCTGAAACGATTTGGAGTGCTGCAAGCAGGCTCCTTAAAAATAGCAAGGTTAGTGCAAGGATAAATGAAATAAGGGATAAAAGGGCGAAAGAGTCTGAGGTTGAGCGTAAAACGGTCGAGAAGGTGTTAATGGATATTGTTCTCGCAGACCCTGATGATTTGCATTATATAGACCCGAAGACTGGAAAGGCTAAGCTGAGAAGTCCATCCCAGCTTTCAAAGCGTGCTCGTAATGCATTGAAGAAGATACAGAACAAACGGGGAGAGGTTACTTATGAATATCATGGTAAAACTGAGGCGGCCCGGTTACTTGGTGCCTGGAACGGATGGGACGCGCCTACTAAGATAGACCTTACCAATAGTGGAGGAAAATCCGGTGAGCTTCGCATTGGGTTCGATGATGATAGCGTATCAGAAGTATAGGACAATAAAATAGGCGATTTCGGTTGTTTCCCCAGCTGTGGAGTCCGACTTATAGAACAATATAGAATGATCGTAAATTATAAAAAACTCAATCCTAACGGCTTTTATCTGCTGAAGTACTTGCAAGATATAGCTATTCGTTTCATCATCTTGTATGGTGGTTCTTCGTCTGGAAAGTCCTATAGTGTTGCTCAGACAATACTTATACAGACTTTACAGGATGGAGAAAACACTTTGGTTATGCGTAAGGTTGGAGCTTCTATACAGAAAACCATCTATGAGGACTATAAAGTAGCAGCTAAAGGATTGGGAATTGATCATCTCTTCAAGTTCCAGCAGAACACAATTAAGTGTTTGTACAATGGTGCAAAGATTGACTTCTCCGGTCTTGATGATCCAGAGAAGATAAAGGGTATATCCAACTATAAACGTGTACACCTTGAGGAATTATCCGAATTTGATGAACCGGATTTAAAGCAGATACGTAAGCGCCTACGTGGAAAAGTCGGCCAGCAAATTATCTGTACTTTCAACCCTGTTAGTGAAACGTGTTGGATAAAGAAGAAGCTGTTTGACACAGAGAAATGGCATGATGTCTCTATGACTGTGGAAATTGCCGGGAAAGCATTGCCGGAGGAATTGACAAAAGTAAAATCCATCCGGATGAACTCTACGAAGTCGATTTTGAATCCGAGGACCAGGCAGATAGAAGAACATGCACCGGACATGGTTGTTATCCAATCCACCTACCTGAATAACTTCTGGGTTGTTGGCAGCCCGGACGGAACTTATGGATATTATGATGAACAATGTATTGCCGATTTTGAGAAAGACCGTTTGAATGATCCGGATTATTACAATGTATATGCTCTGGGCGAGTGGGGCGTCATTCGTACCGGTAGCGAGTTCTTTGGTTCATTTCATAGAGGTAGGCATTCCGGCGAGCATCCATATATACCAGACCTCCCCATCCATATATCAGTCGATAATAATGTACTTCCATACATCAGTGTATCGTATTGGCAGGTGGATTTATCTGCCGGCATTAAAATCTGGCAGTTCCATGAGACTTGCGCCGAGAGTCCCAACAATACCGTGAAGAAGTCTTCTAAACTTGTGGCCCAGTATTTAAAAGGCATTGGTTACTGTGACAAAGTTTACCTGCATGGAGATGCTTCGACGAAAGCGGCCAACAGCATTGATGATGAGAAACGTTCCTGGATGGACTTGTTCATAGACACTTTGCAGAAAGAAGGTTTTGAGATTGAAGATAAGGTAGGTAACAAGAATCCAAGTGTAGCGATGACTGGTGAGTTTATCAATGCTATCTTTGACGAAATAGTGCCGGGCATCGAGATAGGTATTGATGAGAGCTGTACCGTTTCTATTGAAGATTACATGAGCGTGCAGAAAGACGCTAACGGTGCCATCCTCAAAACTAAGGTCAAGAATAAGACTACAATGCAGACATACGAAGAGCACGGGCACCTTTCAGATACGTTTCGTTATGTAGTGACAGACTTATGTCATGAAGACTACATCGCTTTCAGCAACCGGCGAAAGAGAAATCTCTACGGCAACAAGGGTGCTTTCTCGTACTTCAACCCAGACACTGAACATGAATATAGCAATAAGATTGTCTATGTCATGCCGAATGTCAACGGTCACTTCTTGCTTGTTCAGGCGTTCAAATGTGGAGAAAAGTGGCATCTGGTAGATGTCGTTTATCGGCAGACGTCTTCTATGGATGAAATCAAGTCTTCAATAAAAGACCATCAAGCAACCCCTTACATCGTGGAATGTTCAAATGCTTACTTCCCAATGGTGAGAGAACTTCGTGAAACACTTCCTGACGTGAGGGTTGTTAAAGAATTCCCGGATGTGGATAAGCGTATTGCTGCTACCTCCGATTATATTAAAGAATACTTCCTGCTATCCGAAAGTAAGCTTGAGGAATCTGAAGACTATTGTTGCTTTTTGAATAGCCTGTTAGACTATAATATTGATAGTGAAAACAAGGAAGCAAACATTGCTTTGAGTGGTTTGGCGTACTACATAATAAAATACCACTCTTAAAATATACCCTATGTAACGAGTTGATAGTTAATTATATATATGCTATTGTGCTCTTAATTGTATGTGTCAAGATGTTTTGATTCAGAAAAGCTGTATACTCTTCTATCTATATTTGCTTCAAAAGATAATCAGATGAGTTGGAACCTTTTTAAAAAGAAATCAGAGGATGATTTGAAAAATACGGCGGATAAAGAAAAAGAAATTCAGCCACAAGATACAGCAGTTCCTTCTGGAACTGTTGCCGGAGAATTTGTGGCTGAGGAACTTTTTGTTAATCCTTTTGTTTGTAGCCGCAATTTTCTTGAACTGTTCAACACTGTTCCAGAGGTATTTTTCCCTATTGATTATATAGCTTCCAGGATAGCAGGTGCCAAATTTGTACTTAAGAAATCCAAAGATGATAGTATTGTTTGGAATAATGAAAAGGTCAATCATATCTTGAATAAGCCTAATTGTTTGTTTAGCTGGAAGGAAACTGTTTATTCTCATCATGTATACAAATTGTGTGTTGGCGATAGCTTTTTCAGAGCGGCTGTTCCGGAATCTTTCTCGAAAATCAAGAACCTGTGGCAATGGTGTTCCAATTATTGGGTATTGCCTGCTGATAAGGTAGAGATTGTTCCTGTACGTAATAATATTCCATTGTTTGGCATTGCTGAGATTGAAGAAATTGTAGATTACTATAATTTGAGTTTTGGCTTCAGCGCTGGTATTCATATTCCATCTAAACAGATATTACATGATCGTGAGGGTATTCCTAATTTATATCCGGGAGTGGGTTTCTTACGTGGAACCAGTAGGCTAAAGTCTCAGCTAAAGCCCATAAGTAACCTTATTGCAGTTTATGATGCCAGAAATGTGATATATGTTAAACGTGGAGGTCTGGGATGGCTGATTTCTGCCAAAAAGGATGAAACAGGTACAATTGCAATGACTCCTGATGAGAAAAAAGAGATTTTGAAAGAGCATAACAAAACCTATGGAGTGGGAAAGGGGCAGTTTCCTTTTGGAATTTCAAATATTCCTTTGGATTTTCTTCGTACCAATTTGTCTATTCAAGAGTTACAGCCCTTTGAAGAGACATTAGCTGATGCAATTAGTATTGCCGGTGCTTTCGGTGTACCGGCCGAGCTTGTACCTCGTAAAGATCGCTCCACATTTAATAATCAGAAAACAGTTGAGAAGAACGTGTATAGCTCTATAATCATACCTATGTGTAGCCAGTTCTGCAAAGATATCACTGAATTCTTGGGACTTGAATCCGATGGGCTTTATATCGACTGTGATTTCAGTCATGTCGATTGTCTGCAAGAAGGAAAGAAAGAGGCAGAAACGGTTAACACAAGTATCTCTAAGAGGTGTCGTGAAGAATTCCTTTCCGGTATTATCTGTTTGAATGACTGGAGAGCACAAATAGGAGAAAGTAAGGTTGAAATCCCGCTGTATAGTAAACTCATATACGAGATGTCACCTGACGAAATAGAGAAAGTTAAAACGATGTTGAACTTAACAACAAAAAGTGTAGATGGAGAATTACAAAAACCTTCTGTGCAAAACGAAGGCAAATGATGTTGATGAAAAAGGTGTTGTTACAGTAGCTGTTAATGGCATTGGTGTTAAGGATTCACAGGATGATATTTCAATGCCTGGTTCTTTCAATAAAACATTGAAAGAGAATTTTAATCGTATGCGTTGGTTCTTAAACCATAGAACTGACCAACTCTTAGGTGTTCCTCTTTCTGGTGAAGAAAAGGAAAATAATCTTGTGATGGTCGGGCAGATTAATCTCAAAAAACAGATGGGGCGCGACACTTTGGAAGATTACAAACTGTATGCTGAGAATGGTAGAACTCTTGAACATTCTATCGGTGTCAAAGCGATAAAGCGTGATGAGGCAGATCGAAGAAAAGTAAAAGAATGGTTCATGGGAGAATATTCGACTTTGACCGCATGGGGGAGTAATCCTCAAACGTTTCTGGTTGATATTAAGTCTGCCACGAATGAGCAGGTAAAAGATGCTATAGAGTTTATCCGGAAGTCCTTCCATTTCAGGTATTCTGACGAACGTTTAAATGCTTATGATATGCAACTGAATTTAATGCTAAAAGCACTTAGTGGTGCTCCTATAGTAACTTGTCCACATTGTGGCTATGAGTTTAACTATGATGATGTTCCAGAAGTAACTTATTCTCAGCAGGTATTAGAGCTTGCTGCACAATATCACCGATGGATTACAGAGGATATTGTCCGTGAGGAAATGAATAAGCTCACCCCGCAAATCCGGGAACAGGTTATTGCCATTCTTGACACACAGAAAATGCTGGATGTTAAGTCTATGGATAATATTTCGAATTATGTACGTTGCCCTCATTGTTGGGCTAGAGTCTATAAAAGTAATGCAGTTATCAAAGATGAGTCAACAGATACTTCACCTAAAGGTAGCGATGAGCCGTTGAATGACACTCAGACCCCGCCAGCAGGAGCCAATGAAGTAGCTGTTGATACAGAGAAAGCCGCTGATACCAGCACTTTCTTCCACACTCTGAATGATTGCTTTGTCGAACTATAAATTGAAAAAAAATTATGTCTTTAAAGAAATTTACTGTATCAGATTTTAATCTGAAAACTGACCATCTGCCGACTGAGCAGAAGTCGTTCATGGAAAACATCGCTGGTATGATGTGTGATGTCATGAACAAATCTCTTGAGGGTATGCTTTCCCCCAGTGAAGTGACTGAAAAGTTCGCCGAAGTCAACAATCTGTTGAAAGCTTACGATGGTGAAAAGTTCACTCAGCTTATCAAGGACAACGAAATCCTCGTTGAACAGGTCAAGAATTTGGGTGAAAGCATCGAGAAGATGAAACAGAAAGGCTTATCAATGGAGACTATCAACAAATTCGATGAAAAATTGAATGAGATGTTAGACTCTGAAAAATTTGCTGATTTTGTTTCCGGCAAGACGCGCAAATCCGGTTCTTTTGATGGTTTCTCTTTGAAAGATGTTGTGTCTATGACCGACAATTATACCGGTGAATTGTTGATTACCCAACAGCAAAAGCGCGTAGTTAGCCAGGTTTCAAATAAACCGTTGCATATGCGCGACGTGCTTACTACTTTGCAGGGTGATCCGGCATTCCCTCAGTTGGCTTATGCCCAAGTGTATGATTTTGACCGTAACGCCAGGTATGTTACCGAGAATGGTAGATTGCCTGAATCGAGCATTAAGGTTAAGGAGCAACAGACTGGCACTAAACGTTTGGGTACACATATCCGCATTTCCAGACGTATGCTCAAGAGCCGTGTCTATATCCGCTCTTATATCCTGAATATGCTTCCTGAAGCTGTATGGATGGCGGAAGACTGGAACATCCTGTTCGGTGACGGCAATGGTGAAAATCTGCTTGGTATTGTTAATCATACAGGGGTTACTTCTGTTGAGGCCATCATCAGTAGTGCGATTGTAACTGGGGGGGCCGGTTCTGTTAAAGCTGTCGCAGGGCAAAATGACAACAAAGACACCATCATAGAGTTTGCCAATCCTCAGGATCTGATTATTGACGGTATGACAATCACGTTTGCCAATACGGCAGTGAATACCGATCTTAGTACTGCGCACCCTCTCGTAAAGATAAACGACCGTCAAATTCTCATTGAGGGTGTCGCATACAAAGGTGCAGAGACTGCTCTTGCAGAAATGACATTTACCGTTAATAATGCTGCATTCAAAAACATCGAAGAGCCGAACTCTGAGGATGTAGTGAAAACGGCTTTCGCTGTAATGACATACGCACAGTATTATCCGAACGCCATAGTTTTGAATCCGATCACGGTCAATGCTATTGAATCTGAAAAAGACACTACTGGGCGAAACTTGGGTATTGTTTCAATGCGAAACGGTATGAAATACATTGCTGGACGTCCTGTCATTGAATATCAGGGTATCATGCCTGGAAAATATTTGCTTGGAGACTTTAATCAGGCTTCAAACTTGGTTGATTATTCTTCATTGACTCTTGAATGGGCTGAAGATGTTGACACCAAGTTGTGTAACGAAGTTGTTTTGATTGCGCAAGAAGAAGTAATCTTCCCGGTTTACATGCCTTGGGCTTATGCTTATGGTAATCTTGCCTCTTTGAAAACTGCAATCACTAAAGCAAAAGCGTAAAATATGAAATACATTCTTGATGGAAACGAAAAGGATGTTACCAATGTGATTAAAGAGCAACGCGTTCGCATGGGTAGGGGGGTGATTTCACTCACCCCTATCTCCAAATGTGGGCTCATCACTAAGGAAGACGCCCGTAAAGCGATGGATGAAAAGCTAACTGAACTTACTGCATCTGTCGAAGAGAATGAAAGTCTGAAATCGCAAATATCAGGCTTTGAGCTGAACATGAAAGAGAAGGATTCTCTCATTGCTTCTCTAACTGCTGAACGCGATGGTTTGCAGGCCCGTATTTCGGAACTTGAAGCTGTTGCAGATAAAAAAGAGTTGCCTACAGGTGACTCGAAGGAACTTCCGGCTGAAGACTCTAAGACACTTGAAACGTCTGACGATAAAACGATCAACGTAGAAGAGAAAAAGAGAGGGCGTCCGGCTACTCGTAAAACTGAATAACGATGCTAATTGATGTTTCATATTTCCTTGCCGGGCCGCGACATATTGCTAATGCGACATTGGCAGAACTTCCTTCACAAGATTCCATTGCTGTGAATGATACGATAGTGGCGTATATAAAGGAGTTCCAACCTCTTTTTCTGTCAAGCATGTTGGGGAATAAACTCTCCAAAGAGGTAACAGACTATCTTGAATTGCTGGATCAGGAGAATGCCGAAGCCGAGGAAGACAGTGAGGAAGAAACTATTGTCGCAGCGGGTGAGGAAGAATCAAAGTATGAATCATTATGCAAGCTGCTACGCGAACCGTTCGCTAACTATGTGTTCTTCTATATCCTGCGTGATGCCAATACCCAGGCTACCATTAAAGGACTTGTACGACTAAAGTGTGATAACACCTATGTCTCACCGATCCAACGGCAAGTAAGTACCTGGAATGACATGGTAAAGAAGAACCGTGAGTTTGTGAAGTGGGCATCTTCGAAGCAATGTCCTTTCACGGTAAGTATCGACAGCAATTTATTAACTCCGATCAATACTTTCAACTTATGACAAATACCGATATCATAGACATATTTGCCGATGTGGTAAAGAAAATCCCGGAAGAACTTGAGGTTATCTACACTGATAGTAAAGGTACCCAGAAGGTTATTAAGAACCTGCCGATAAATTTTGTATTTGGAAGCGGTCAGTATGTTAAAGATGTGCTGGATACCGCCACTAAATCGGATAAAACGTCACCTTCTAAGTTTCCTCTCATAGCGCTGTTCTGTCCGATCACTGAGGAAAGGAATAGCATGGATTACTTTGCAAAGGCAAAGGTGTCGTTGATAATAGCTTGTTCCTCCAACAATGAGTGGAGTAACGAGAAACGTCATGAAACGTCATTCAAGAATATTCTCCGTCCGATATATGACCGGTTTATTGAAGTTCTCAAGGATGATGATAGATTCGATTGGGGGTATGGCAAAGTGAATCATGGTTATTCAGAAAACTATTCGTATGGCAGATATGGAGCCTACACAGAGAAGGGCGATGCCCTTAGTGAGACTATAGACGCCATCAATATCAAAAGTATGGAAATTACTATTAACAATCCAAATTGTAGATAAAATGAGAAATATTAGAACCTGTGAGAGCGCGTTACTGAATACTGGCGGCTCTACGTGTCAGATTGATTGGGGTAGGGTTAAAGGCTGCATCATTGTTGAGAAAGGTCAGAAGCTACCTGTTGAACTTACGAAGGAAACACTCGAAGAGTTGTGCCATGCCGACCGGCCGGGTAGGGTATATCCGATTCCTTCCTTTGTCGAATATGCTAAAAACGGTGGTGAACCTCAGGTTAATGCTGTAGGTTATGGTCCAAGCCAATACAATGGAATGAGCGCAGAAACGGAAACATTCACTTTGCCTAAGTTTGATGAAACGCTTAATGCCAAACTGTTGCAGGCAGCCACCAAGGAATGGGATGTTTATTTCTACGACGATAAATTCTTGTATGGCTACAATGATGGCACTGATATACTCGCTGGTATGTCGATGTCAACGATTTATCCTACTGTAACCCCCTTCTCTACAAGTTCCTCAAAATCAACTATGACAGTCAGCTTCTGTCATACGGATATTGAGGATTTGTTGACGCACATTGATTTCGTCAAGCTCAATTTCAATATCAAGAATGGACTCAAAGGCTTGACAGAAGTTTCACTTGTGAGCAAAGAAGCCAACAAGTACAAGTTGATTGAGAAAATCGGCGGGTATGACCTTACTCCTTTGCACGGTGGAGCAATAGCAAAGGCCGCTGCCGAAGTTTTGAACGGTGCTACGTCTGCTACTTATGCAGATGGAATTCTTACGGTGGTGCCAGCCGGTGACGGAGGCACTGTCTCCCTTAAAGCACCTTCAGTATTGTATGAGAATGGTATCAAATACATTGAGGGGGTATCTGCATGATTATTGAAGGTGTGACTTTTATTGAGCCGGCAGTAAAGGCTATGAAGAAGTCCGACTTCATTAATAAGCATATGCCGGTGATTTGGCAGGACCGCCCGGAGGATGATCGTAAGAAAATGCTTTCTGATGTATACGATTTGATAAAGAAGGGAAAGGTCAAGGAAGAAAATGAGTGATGAACGAGGGGGATGAGGGATTTTTCGCATCCCCCTTTTCTTTTAAAAGATATGGCCAGTATAGATGAAGTATATGAAGTGATTCATAAGATTGCTACCGGTATCAAACGGGAATGCCTTGCGTGCATGGAAGATAACAGTAATGTTATTGAATCCCTGATACGTGAGCAACTTTACAGTGGTATTAACGGTAAAGAACGTTTGCTTCGTCCGGATTATGATAATGACCCGTATTTCAATGAACCGGGTCCCTGGTTCCACCGGGCGAAGAGTTACAAGAAGTGGAAGAATGATATTACTCCACCTATTGAGTCAGAGGTTCTGTTCCTACCACCGCGTCCGGTTGAAGTTCCCAACTTGTACATAACTGGTAAGTTCCATGATAGCATACAGGCCCGGTTATCCGGTGAGGTCATGGAGATAAAGACTATTGGCTTCAACGAAGGCCCGGACATTGAAAAGAAGTACGGTAGTGAAATCTTTGAACTTGGAGATACTGCAAAGAAATATTTCTCTGAACGTATTCTTCGCCCCTGGCTGGAAAAATTCATAGCTAATAGCGGTTACAGATGAGTTGCGGTTGTGATAATAAAAAGATTATGTGCGAGTATGCTCATGTGAGCGAACTTGCACGAAAGGCTGCCATATTGGAACAGTGCATCTATGTTGTGTATAGAAGACAGGATGGTACGTATGGCTTCGATAAGGCAGGTAGTGAGATAGATGGTGAAATTGTCGAATTTAGACATTATTTGTGATGGGAGAATTTGGAATAAGTGGTTTAATAAAAGAGGGTGAACTTGAAAAGCTTGAGCAATGTGATGCCAAGTTGATTAAGATAAAGAATACTTATGTCGATGTGGCAAAAGAGCTTGCCAAGGGCATGAAAATGGAAATAGAGACTCCTAAAGAGCTTGATAAGTTGTTTGCATTATATTCGGCTCAGGTTGCGACTGCAGAGAAAACGAACACCGAATTTAATGTGACCCTTGACAAACAAAAGAAAGTGCTTCAGGAGGTTGCAGATAATTTGCAAAAGCAAGCTTCAGCAAGTGATTTATCTGCCAAAGATATGAAGCAACTTGCTGATGTTAATGCAAAGAATGCCGCTGCGCTGGAAAAGGTTGCAAAAGCTGAGTTGGCCGCTACAAAGGCGCAGAACTCTGGTAATAGCACAAGAAGAAATGCCAATATAAGCGAGGAGGAAAGGCTTCGTATAATTAAGGATGCCATTACTCTTACTAATCGTGAGGTGCACAGTATTATAGAGGCTGAGACAGCCAATAAACAATTAAGGCAAGCGGTAAAGTTACTTCGTGATACGGATGCTGACTATATTACGATATTGGCACGGCTAAATTCTACGATAGATACCAACTTCAATTATTCCAAGAAGAACTCTGATGCACAAACACGGCAGAAATTGACTGTTGGTGCATATCGTGAGGAGGTGAAACTTGCAATTCTTGAAATCGAAAAAGGAAATAACAGGCTACAGAATTTCGGAACTATTGCAAGTAATGCAGGTAAAGCACTCAGTTCTCAGTTGTCTCCTGGTTTGAATAAGGTGCACGATGGGATGAAAAACATTGTTGCCGGGTATGTTGGCGGACAAGCTGTTATCAATGGCATAGTTACTTTGTTCACAAAATTACGTGAAGGGGTTGGCAGTATTGTTGAGTTTGAGTTTGCTAATAGCCGCTTAGCAGCGATTTTGGGAACTACCTCTGACAACATCAAGGAATTGACAGCAGATGCAAAACGTCTGGGAGCCATGACAAAGTACACGGCATCTGAGGCAACAGAATTACAAATAGAGTTGGCTAAACTTGGTTTTACCCGAAAGGAAGTTCTACAAGCCACTGAGTCTGTTTTACGTTTTGCCCAAGCAACTGGTGCTGAATTGGGTGAAGCGGCCGCTTTGTCTGGTGCAGCATTGAGAATGTTTGATGCTGATACAAGAGAGACTGAACGGTATGTCTCAGCTATGGCAGTAGCGACTACAAAAAGTGCTTTATCATTCAATTATCTTGCTACCGCCTTACCAATTGTAGGACCTGTAGCGAAATCATTTAATTTCACAATAGAAGATACTCTTGCTTTGCTTGGAAAGTTGGCTGATGCTGGTTTTGATGCTTCAATGTCTGCTACTGCAACGAGAAATATTCTATTGAATCTTGCTGACGGTTCTGGAAAACTCGCTTTGGCATTGGGTAAACCTGTGAAGACTTTGCCGGATCTTGTAGATGGATTGAAAACATTGCGTGATAGGGGAGTAGATTTGAATACTACTCTTGAATTGACAGATAAACGTAGTGTTTCAGCTTTTAATGCCTTCCTTACATCGGCAGATAAACTTGTTCCTTTGAGAGAGCAGATAACCGGTGTTGATGAAGAACTTGCTGGTATGGCCCATACTATGGAAGATAATGTCAAGGGTTCAATAGCTTCTCTGTCTTCTGCATGGGAGGCTTTGATGTTGACATTCTCTAATTCCAAAGGAACGATGAAGAGCGTGCTTGACTTCTTAGCGCGTGGAGTTCGTAATATTGCTGATGATTTTAAATCCCTTGAAGATAAAGAGACTGAAGCTATGCAGGAAGCTCTAAGAGGTCAGCGTGAAATAGCTTCTGAATTTAAAATTGAAGAACGTTATATCAATGAAATAAAAGAAGCATGGCAAGGCTATATGGATGGCGGTATGGATTCTCAGGAAGCATTTAAGAAGGCTGTTGAGGAGAAAAAGGAGTATCTTAATTCTGAGATTAAGAAATACTCTGAGGTGGCTGATGAGGCAGAACTATCATACCGGAAAGTAACTGATGCAATGCAAAAGAGTAATATGTTTACACGTGCTCAAACAGGAACTTCTCTGTCCGACTATAATAAACAACGTAATTTCCAATTTGGGCTTTGGACTGAGGCTGAAAAGAATGCTGAAAAGTATAAGTATGTTCTTGAAAATGTCGATGCTTATGAAAGCGATTATATAAAAGAGCATACTGAAAAAGTAGAAACGACCAAAGTCCTGACAGAAAAAGAGAAGCGTGAATTAGAGAAGGCTGTTGCTGAAAAGAGAAAGATCCAAGAGTCTTATCAGGATTCCATACTTGCTTTGATGAATGAGGGCTTAGATAAAGAATTGAAAAAGATTGGTCTTGAATATTCAAAAAAGATTGCCGCAGTTAAAGGATATAGTAAAGAGGAAATAGCCACCCGTGAGAACCTGGCTAAAGAGATGCAAAATGCGGTAAATCGCTTTACGATCCAATATAATACAAATCGAGAGAAACAGGACATTGCCAACGCTTTGGAAGTGGTACAGAAAGGCTCCCAAGAAGAATTGGTGTTGAAGCTCCGACAACTTGATATGCAACGTGAGGCTGAAATTGATGCAGCGGAAAAAACTGGTGAAGATGTCTTTGCCATAGACCAGAAGTTTGCCAGTAAGAAACAACAAATACTTGAAGAGAATGCCGCTTTTCAAATCCAACTCATTGCAGAAAATGCGGCTGCCGAACAGATTGTTCGTGATCAGCAGTATCAAACTGATATGCTTGCATTAAAAAAGCAGTTGGCAGAAAGGCAAATAACCCAGAAGGAATTTGCCGAACGAGAATATCTACTTACTTTGGATTATGTTCAGAAAACCAATGAGGCGGCTATTGATGCTTTGGAACTGGAACTTCAGGCTGATAATCTCAGTGCTGAGGACAGGAAAAAGATTGCTGAGGAACTCCAAAGGTTAAAGGCAGAATTTGCTCAGAAAGAGGCTGAGGCTGAGATTTCAGCGATAGAGAAAGTGGCTAAAGCTGATGACAAGGCACATAAAGATAGAATGCGTAGCCTGCAAAATTGGTTGCAGACAGCTCAACAGGCTATCGGTAGCATCGGCGACCTTGTTGCTACTGTTTATGATAGTCAGATAACCAAAATAGAAGACGAACAGGACGCTAACGATGAAGCTTATGATCGTGATATTAAACGTATTGAAAAACAAGTGGAATATGGCGTTCTCTCCGAAGAAGAAGCGGAAATAAGGAAACGTGCTGCAAAGGAAAAGACTGAGGCTAAGAATCGTGAATTGGAGAAGAAAAAACAGGATCTTGCCAGAAAGCAGGCTATTTGGGATAAAGCTACAAGTATTGCACAAGCAGGTATCGCCACAGCGTTAGCGATTACTAAATCATTGCCAAATTTTGTGTTGGCGGCCATTGTTGGAGCTATGGGAGCTATTCAAGTTGCCACTATTGCCGCTACCCCTATACCATCATACGCTGAGGGTACGAAAACTGGTGCTCACCCTGGAGGAAAAGCCCTCGTAGGTGATGCCGGCAAACGTGAAGTTGTAATGTATAAGGGACTTGCGTGGATTACCCCGGACACGCCTATGCTTGTTGATTTGCCTAAAGGTGCTCAGGTGTTCCCTGATGTTAATGATTTCGGTCCCGTTGACTGGCAGAAGGACAGCTTTTCCCCCATGTTCTCTTTCCTGGGAAATACTGATAAAGGACGTGGTACTACTGTCTATAACGATTATTCCGGTCTTGAGCGTCGCATGGATATGACGAACAATTTGCTTATACAATCAATGAAACAGCGTAGGAGAGAGGCTTACAATAGGGAGTTTGACTTATATATATTGAACAAATTATGAAATCAAGATTAAACGAAATAACATTAGCACAGTTAATAGAGTTGTTATGCGGAAACTACTTTGTGCTATCAGATGGCGATGAGGTTAAAGAAAGCGAGTTGCAAGAGCGTGCCCGTTCGTTAATATCTTCATACCGTTTTATTGCTGATAAGCCCGGAATGAGGGCATTAATAGCGGATAAAGAGGAATCTGTGAAATCAAAGATGAAAGTCTTCTTTCTTCGTATCTGTAATATGCTTGTGTTGCAGGAAGAATTTGTGGATGTGCGTTCATTACTCTCTATGATTGATGAAGATGTTACCGGTATCGACAACGATACCTTGCATGACAAAGTTGCCGAATTGCTTAGATATGCTATCTTTGAACAGCAACGTGACGAAGAGGCTCATAAGAAGTCTGAGAGTGGTGTAAAGGCTTCTCCTGATAATATACGTTCATATTATGATTCGGAAATCGCATTCATTATGACTTACGTCAAAATGAACATAGATATGCATAATATAAATGCTGCTGTATATGCCAATATCGTTAATCAGGTGAATGCTGACATTATGAATAAGAGGGGGGCATTTAGATAGCATAAATATTTTTTTTTAATGTTATCGGACTTTTGACAAACTCATTAGTAATTCTTTTTACGAACTACTAATGAGTTTCTTATGAATAAAACAAGCATTAAATGCAGCATAAGTCATTGTGGCTGTTGCAAGCTGTTACAAAAACTAAACTCTATTGAGAGTAAATGTGACCGGATAATTATTGAGTTATCCGAAGTGAAGAACCTTGTTTCCTCCAAACCTTCTGTTGATAGGCTCATAGAGTCTTTAGAACAGTCTGCTAATGATTTGTATGAGCAGACTGTCAGGCAGCGAGAACTTGTTGAACAAAGCATGGCCGGTGAAGTTACCATGCGTATCGTGAGGAGGAATGAGTATGGATTTTGAAAGGGAAATTATAGCTATTTATCCCTGGATCATAAGGGTAGCGAGGAAATATTGTTGGTCTATGCAAGATGCAGAAGATCTTGCAAATGATACAGTTTATAAAGCCTTGTTGAATAAGGATAAGTTTGAGATTGGTAGACCTTTGAAGCCTTGGTGTGAAGTAATCATGCAAAACACTTATATAACCAGCTATAACCGCAAGTCCATCATTCGCTTTGTTGACTATGATGATGTCTGTCAAGTTGTGTCTCTACGCTTAGCATCAGAAAGGACTTTATTCCATGAAATCTTATCGGTAATCCGGCGGTGTGCCTTCAAGTCATGTTGTATAGAGTGTGTCTTGCTGTCTGCCAAAGGTTACTCTTATGATGAAATAAGCCAGATGCTCAACATTCCTATTACAACAGTACGGAGTCGCATTTCTTTTGGCAGGGAATTATTGAGACGTGAACTTAGATGAAGTGATATTTGCAAATTCATGCTTTTATTTGTATCTGTTATAATACGTTGATTATAACATGATTGTGCGAATTTTACCACAATTATGCAATGTCAAGATAATTGCCAACCAGTTTGCCGGTTGGCATTTTCTTTATATTCGCCGCAAAGGAAAAATGTATGAACCGGTATATTCTTATCATAAATGGTACGCCTTTCATCCTCAAAGAAGATTGTATCAAAAATTGGGATGAAGTTAGTCTTTCGCTGAAACGGAATGATTTTAGCGGGATAATCCGTTCATTCTCTTCGAAGTTTGAGTTTACGAACAAGGCCTATAACCTTTTACTTAATGAATACCGTACCAATTATTTAAAGGCCAATGCCCAAATAGAGGTTTATACAACAGACAATGAGCGTAATAAACGCTTTGTCTATGGTAGTTATTTGGATTTTGGCTCGTTGGAATATGATGATACTACCGTTTACATCAATGCTATTGATAACAGCCTTGCGGCAAAGATAAAGGCGAAAAAGAGTACTGAATATGAATATCTTGTTGATGAACTGAAAGAAAAGAAGGCACTCAATTATGACAGGCTATTGATGCAGAACACTTACAATTTCGACATTGATAATGACGAGTATATTTATCCCTCCGGAACTTCGATGTCTAATACGAATATTGATGTCTATTTGGTTGATTCGAATAATGAAGTATATGTAGATGGTTATGTAGAGCCTTATCATGAATCAGACGGTGCTTTCTATGGAAATTCCAAAGGTGTTTTCATGAAAATCCTCGCTTTGCCTCCTCATGGCTTATATATGGATTTGAGTTGTGACATTACTATTTCTTCAGGTACCGGGAGATTCGAAATAGGATATGGTAAGACAGAGGGAGGAGCATCAGAAGGTATTGTAGATCGTTCACATACAAGTGGTATTACAGCAGGTAGTGTTTACCATTATGAGGAAAAAGGCCTTGTTCTTGTTGATCCCCAAAAGAATGAATCCAAAAAGATTGGAATGGTCTATAGGCTTTATGTAAATACGGCTGCCGGAGTTAAGATTAGAATTGAGAATTTTAAAATGGCTGTTTATTACATGGGTAAAATGCAGTCTGAACTGATTAATGTTATTAAGCCTGCTATTCTTCTCAATCGTCTATTGAAGAGTATAAACGAAGAGAAAGAGGGCTATATAGGCGAAATTGATTATACCGGAGATACTCGGCTATCTTCTACCATGATAATGGCGGCAGAAAGTGCCAGAGGCTTGGAAAAAGCTAAGATATACACATCATTCAAGAAGTTCTCAGATTGGATGGAATCTGTGTATGGTTACGTTCCCGATATCACTGAAAACAAAGTCGTTTTCAAGAAACGTACCTCCCTTTTTCACTCTGAGGTTCAAAAAAGAATCGGTTATACCGGGGACGAATTCAAGGTGAAAGTGAATTCATCGCTTATTTATGCTTTGTTGAGGGTTGGCTATGATAAGCAGGACTATGATAGCATTAACGGTCGTGATGAATTCCACTTTACCAATGAATATGATACCGGGATAACCATTACGGATAAAGCCCTTGAGCTTATAAGTCCGTTGCGTGCCGATCCATACGGTATTGAGTTCCTGGTCAGCAAGCGGGGAAAAGATACGACCGACAATGAAAGTGATAATGATACATTCTTTGTTGCCGCTTCATCGGATGAGGGCGCTGCTTATTATGAGTTGGTCAGGGAGGGCTATAGTATTACTGGTGTAATCTCTTCGGCTTCCATGTTCAACGCTATGTTTTCGCCCCGTTCGATTATCGAGGCAAACAAAGAGTACATTGCTTCATTTATGCAGTCTCTGAGGTTCGCCTCTTCATCCGGTAATGGTGATGTTGTGATAAACGATATCGCCGAGAATTCTGACATAGAACTTACAGATTCTCTATTTACCGTAGACACATTAACTATTAGTACAGCCGATGGTGAAATACCGTCAGATGTAAATGCTCTTGTTGAGGTTGAAAGGAACAACCTGCTATATACTTGCTTCATAAACGAGCTGAAATATAAGATTAGGCACTATGAAGGGGTTGAATATAATCTGCAAATTAAAAGTATTGGTTAGTTATGATAAAGATATCACCATTTACTCCACTTTTCTTTAGTCCATCCTCTGATAAATTCGGGGCTGAGAGTAGGTACATACAGTTGTTTGCACCTACCGATAACATATTCATAGAGGTTATTACCACTACTGAGTATAAGATGAATGGTTTACTGAAGAATCATGTTGATGGTACCAGCAGGGAAATCGAGTTTCAATCCTTTTCTTTGAAAGATGGTTCTACAGTCTTCCATTCAACGATCACTGGGCTTGCATCTGGTTATTATTCAATTTCTGTAGGCGATCAAGAATGCAATGTCTTCAAAGTGACGGATGATGAGCACGAGCTGGATAAGACTACTCTCATTCGCTACTCTATGCGTAGTAATAAGCAGAGGAATGATTGCATATTCTGGAACGGTGAAGAGCAGTTCTATTTTGAATTCCGTGCACCTGGCGGCTTCAAAGATGATGATTGGACATTTGCCGTCAACAATGAGCAGTTTGAAATTTCTAATGGAAATATCGTTGAACTTTTTGCAGTAGAGAGTACGCAGAAGAAGTTTACTCTTGGTAATGCTGAGGGGTGTCCTGTCTGGTTTGCGGAGCACCTGAACCGGATACTATGTTGCTCTAATGTGTATTTCAATGGCGTGCGATTTGTTCGTAAGGGTAATAGTGTGCCGGAAATGACTAAGGAAATTGTATCATTGAAGAGCTATATTTTTAAGGTGTCTTTACAGGGTATGGTTGACAATATAGATGTTGATTTCCCTGAAGGTGGTGAAGAAGAAGGTGGTGAAACTGGGGGAGGTGGGGAGGGGTATGTTTATTTGATAAAGCTCAATGACACTGTTGTTCCTACCGATAGGAATACCTTTTCAGCATTGAGAATACTTGCCGAGATTGATAAGGCAATTAAGGCAAATAATGAGGGCTTAGGAGATAAGTTTATCAGCAAAAAGAATGATGATTATGCAGAAGGTATAATCACTTTCTTGAAAGACATCATAGTAAAAGGGCCTATTAAGGCTTTGAGTAAATTAACGGTAGGCGAAAGCATCATTGATTCATTATTAACGGGCAAGGGCATAATTGCTGAAAATGGACGAATACAGGCTGACCGCATGGAGTTGCGGTCATCGCTGACCGTTTTAGAACTTATCTTCAATCGTCTTTCAGCTATGGAGAGTGATTATTCATTTTCCGAATCTGGCACTATTGAGAGTGTAGAACTATTGGATGACGGCACATATCGGCTTCCACTGCGTAAACGTTGGGAGAATGATTTCACGGCTTTGGACGAAAATGATGTCGTTTATGGCGTGGTGAATAATCTTGCTTCCGGTATCGGAGATTCTTATACTTCCTGGCTGCGTGTTCTGAATGTGAATACAGTGGCCAATACCATTATTGCCGTCATGTACCCGGATGATGAAGTGCCGGGCGGCAAGAACTATCCGCCGGAACCGCTGATGATATTATCCCACCGTGGCAATCCGGTGAATGAAGACCGTCAGGCATACTGGTACTTGTCTTCCCGCGAGAAGTGTATCTGTATGTTGGATGGAGTAACGAAACCCATACTGGAAGAGAATAACTATGCCATCATTATAGGTAAGTTAAAACAATTGTCATTGTTTGACAATCTGCCTATAAACTACCGTCATAGTTATATCTATTGTCGGGGTATTGCTATTCAGGACTTGTTACGCATAGACTATCAGGGTACACCGGTTCGCTCGGAGAATAATCGTGGTCCGTGGTCGGCTGAGGATGCTGTGAACAATCCTTACCAGTCCACTCAGGAAGTCTATGATACTGTCTATCATGTTGGCTGTAAATGGATGTGTCTGGTTACTGGAACCACCCAGGCACCCAAATGGAATGCAACTGACTGGGCACAGATTGAGGGGAACTCTGAACTGACCCTTGGGCTCTCTTCCAACAATGGTTATAACTTCTTTGCCGGTAAAGTCGATGCGGAATTTACCCCTATTCTGTATTGGGGCTACAATGACATCTCATTAGATGTCTTGCCTGGTGATTGGTCATGGACCCGTGACAGCGGTCAGGTGACGGAAGATAACGCCTGGTCGGTCGCTCATGCCAATAACGGCCGTATCCTTCATTTGACCAATGAAGATATGCCCTCCAATTGGAGGGCTACTCGCAAAGTGAAATTCACCTGTACGGCATATCTCCGCGACGGTGCCGGAAGTATTGATATCCAAAATTATATAAATGTATGAAAGGACTTAAAACCTCGGTTCAACCGCAGCCGATCAGAACTAGTTATACGCCTCTAAAGGCGAGCTTTGGAATTGTTATTGATGGTGGAGGTAGTAAGACGCAGTTCTACTATACCAATGCCAACACGTACATTCCTAACCGTGCCGTAACTCCAATGAAGCTGAGATCGTTCCTCAATATTGTGGACCCTGATAAGATTATCAGCAACGGGGATAAAAGTAGTCAGCTGACTGTCACCTGGTATGAAAACAGTGAGAGTACTCAGATTACCTCAGAGAATAGTAATTATACTCTGAATGCTGACGGTACATTGCTTGTGAAGAAGAATGTAATCCCGACGGCACCGGTGCAGATTCTTTGCCGGGCTACTTTCATTGATACCAGGAATAACAATACTCTCGTGTATAATGATACATTCACTCTGAACTCAATCCAGAAGAGTGATGACCAGCTTTCACTGAGTATCAATCAGCCTTCCAAGATCACCTATAATCCTTTGAAGGATAGTCAGTACATAGATATCACTGCCGCATTGAAAATGGGCAGCGAGACGGTTGCGGATGCCAACGTCGCGTATTGGTGGTATAAGGTTGTGAATGGTGAAGAGACTTTGATCGACTCTTCCGACCTGAACATCGAGTATGTGGCAGGGCAAGGTACAAAGACATTACGTATCAATGCCGACAATACATATCTGAGCGTCATCCGTTGCCGTGCAGCCTATTATACCGGAACCAAGCCTTCGGCACCTGCGGATGATACCCTGATGGCTGAGACGGCCATTGTTTATAAGATTCCACCGATCAGGGCATTTGTCTACAGTCCGAACGGCAGCATTATCCGTAAGGGAATGGCTAATATGACTTTTTTTGTGAAGATACTGACGAACAAAGAGGAACTGACGGAAGAGCAAATCAACAGGCTCTTTTTTGTGAAGTGGTTTAAGAAGTCATCCGCTGCGGGTGCTACAGCCGTGGAGATCGGACACGGCAGTTCGGTGTCAGTGCCCGCCGACAGCCTGCGCCTGACCGGTGGCTTACAAATGTCGGTTTATCCGGAAGTCTATGAGATAGGGCCTTATACGGTGCTTACTACCATGAGTGGTGATCCTATCCGTACAGGTACGAATGAAGTAATAATAGCCAGGGGCTAATTTAAAAATTAAGCATATGAGAGAAATGAAGTATTTGAAAGTTTCCGCCGATATCGCTCGGCGTGCGGGTGTGATCGCTGTCCGTCATCGG